TGTGGATTTTATTGAAAGATGATTATTTTCGGTAGATTCTTTATAAACAATAAAAAATGGAAACAAGACCTAGTTGTAAAAAGTTTATATTACAGAACTGAAATAGTAATTTTTGTAATAGCTTTTGCACTAGGTTTTGTTTTAGGAGTGATAATATAATGAAACTGAATCAAAAAAAAGAAGCACTAATACAAAAATATCTAGATCTTAATATTAATGTTCACGAAAAAGTTTTCAATGGACACCCAACAGGAGATACATTGGGATTTGATGATGAAATTTTTTCTGAAGCATTAAGATATTTACCAAATCATATAATTAAGAAATGGATAAAAAAATGTCAATCTAGTTTAAAAGAGAATGAACAATGAAATTTATAACAGATTGGAAAGATAAAAGAATTAGAGCTATGAACAGAATATTGAAAAATACTGGTTGTGGCACTCTAAAATATTTAGATGAATATCACTCCATTATTCATTCTAAATGTAAAAATAAAATGGAGTACAAACTAGAGAGGAAAAATGAGAAAGACGATATACCTTTTACTCGTAACAGTTTTACTGAGTAATTGTACAACAACTCCTATAATTGATTCTGCTGGTAGAAGCGGAACTTTTAACGAGAGTAAGGCCGTTGAGATAACTAACGATCTACAACACTGTGAAAGAATTGCTAAACAACATAGCAATTTTATTACTGATTTTGTATTTTGGTTAGGTAGTCCTGAGGCTCAAACTAAGAGTGATACAATATACAGAAATTGTATGACTAATAGAGGACATTCGGTAATTTTCTAATGAGAAATTTAGAAAAACTGAAATATGAAATAATTGGTATGGAGGAGACTTTAAAAAAGAAACCTAATCCCAAATTATTTAATAAATTGACTGGTCTTAGATTTAAACTGCTAAGATTAGAGCAAGGAATGACTGCTGAAGCAGTTGTTCAAGATAACAAAATCTATTTTAATACTGTTTATGATTTATATAAATTTGAAAAAGGTATTAAAACAGACGTATCTAAACTATTTGCTTTACAACAATATTATGGTGTAGTGAATAATTATAGATATGAAACTAACTAGGAGGAAAAAAAATGTGGAAAAAATACCCACTTAAATACAAAGAAAAAACTATTGTTGAGTTTAATGAAGAAGAACACAAATATTATGTAGATGGTAAAGAAATGTTATCAGCTACGACAATTATAGATCGTGGTCTTATTAAACCAGCTCTTTTAAAATGGATGGTTGCTACACCAATTAATTCTTTAAGAGATCAAGTTAAAGAAAAACTTAACAATAAAGAGATTATAGATAGAGCAGAGTTAGAAAGAATGGTAAAAAAAGCTAAATCTAAATCTAATAATATGAAAGAGGAGGGAGCTTTGATTGGGTCTGTTGTTCACGGCCTTATTGAAGATTTCCTAAATAAAAAAGAAATTCCTGACCAATCTGACCCAAAAGTTGTAAACTGTTGGAATATGTTTTTAGAATGGTGGAATGAACAAGGTTATGAGGTAGTAGAAGTAGAAAAAAAACTTCTAAGCAAAAAACATAGTTATGTTGGAACTCTTGATCTTGTTGTTAAAGACAAAAATGGTAACTACGTTTTAATTGATATCAAAACAAGTAACCGAATATCGTTTGGCTATGAGTTACAAGCCAACGCATATAAAGAGGCATATGAGGAAGAAACAGGAATCAGTATATCTAAGGCGTTTTGTTTAAGATTAGGTAAGACTGATGAGAAACCTGAAATAGCTCCTATGACTTTAAATAAACCAATGTTCAATGCTTTCTTAGGTGCAAAGTTTATTACTGAGCAGATGAAAGTAAGTGAATATAAATAACAATAAGGAGAATCTGATGGCATATAATAGACCACAGTACAATAAAGGAAGCTACCAAAAACAAAGTTACACTAGTAACAATAATAATAATGGTAGCGGAGGAACTGCTAAGATAATATCTACAAAAAAAGATGGGTGTATTTTAGTAGTAGAGTTGGAAAACCAAAATCTTGTTAGAAAAGGTTATTGGGATAATCGTAGTAATGGGTGGAAACTTTTCCCTTATTATGATAAAACTAAGAAAAATCCTCAATTCAATCAACCAAGACAACCTAATCATAATAATGATATGGACGATCAGTTACCACAATCAGAAAAAGCGTGGTTACAAAAACCAAATACTGATTTCGACCCTAATCAATATGAAAGTGAGTTAGGGGAAAGTACATACGAGTAATGGTTAGTTCTAATATTGATGCTCTTACTTTCGATAGGTTACGTATAGAAAAACTTTTAGATGAAAAGTCTAAAGCATTTACTGAGGCCTACGA